TCGCCGTACGACATGCGCCGAATTTCGACAAAGCCGCCTGGGCAAGATTTCAAGTCCTCGTGCTGCGGCTCAAGACTCACAGTCGCCCTTGGCAAGGTCCGTCCGCCCTTCTTTTTCTTATTCGCCCGTTTGTGCGATGATCGTCCGCTTCTTCGACATCGCTTTGTCATACTCCGCTACTACCAGACTATCATGTTATCGTCTCCTGGGTCTTCACGATGATCTGCGTCGCGCTGCCAACGAGCGTCCCCGAAGTTGCATTGACTGCATCGTAGGTGAGACTCGCCCTAACGATGTCGCCCTGAGCTCCAAGAGGTACCTGGTACGCACTCTTGACTACCTGAGGCAGTTCGAACGAGATACCATTGTTGGCACCACTAATCGCAGCGATCGTAATGTCTTGGCTCGTACTGGCCTGAAACGCGTTGTAGTCAGTACGATCGAAGAAGTCTCGAGAAGCAGTCATCTGGATCGTACGCTCGGCCAGTGAGATAAACTGGGCACCACGACCTGCATTTGGTCCCGTATTCTTCAACCGATATCCTGAGGCTCCTGCCTCGTCAATAGAATACGAGAAGGTATCCATGTCGAACACTTGCGTCGCAGTAGGAATCCCGATGTTCCACTGCCCTGGTCCGTACGGAGTCTCAGTAGTCCATGTTGGCGTCGGGAGCGACTGTACTGTCTCGTTCTGGAACAAGACATCAGTGTCCATCTGAAACATGTCATTCTGGACAGATAGCGTCATCTTGGACACGACACAACCCACGTACCCAAAGACAATACCGTTGCGAACAACTGTAATTGACAGCGTGCGAGTCGGGAAGATAACGTTCGAAGTTGGAGTACAGGTGTAGACCCAGTTAGGCGTGGTACCCGTCTTAACGATGCTCATTCGCATTGCGTACAAGTAGTACACGAGAACATCGTCAAACGCTTCAGCCGTGATCGTGCCAGTACTGCCTACGTTACCGGGAACTGGACCACTCTGGTCCACTGTCTGACGAATCGGACGTCGGAAGATATTGTTAGGCTGCCACTCCAACGTCTCACCTAGGATCTCGTGGAACTTGGTCGGCGCTGTGTTGCCCGTAAAATACGTTGTACCGTTTCTACGGGCATACCATGTACCGTTCTCAGTAGTTGGACACCACACAGTGCCCTTAAACTGCTCCCTAGGATCACGATACCAGCCACCAGAAGAATCCGTGCGCCTAGGAGCAAAGTACTTGCGACCCAGAACACTGAGGTACCAATCGCAAGTTCTGCGCCTATAGATAAGATGTGTCCTGACTCCAAGTAGCGAGTAGGCCATCTGCAAGGAGTCGAGTCTTGCCTTAACAGCCTGACTGATGCCTGTACGAGGCTTGACATCGTACCTACCTACACCTGCCCCCTGCAGCTTACTCAGATGACCATCTGCCAGAACTGTCGACACATACACGAACAGTTCTAGTTGTGCCTTTGTAAGGCTCGTAATGAACTCGGGTCGAACAACCTTGTCCTGGTCAGAAACCTCAGCACGAATGGCGCGCGAGAGACCAGCACGAAGGTTGTACTGATGCATCTTGCCAAGACCTGTAACGACTGGCCTACCGGACCACGAATCCGGAGTAGCATCTAGCGCTGCGCGAATCCTAGCACAGTTGCTAGAATTTGCAGCAATCGACTGGCTCAGTCTGATATGTGGCGGGTTAGCACTTGCATCCCAGTTACCTTCAGTCCAGTACCAAGCTACTAGCTCGACAAAGGCATCAGTATACTTTGGCTCCGTCGGAATATCTGCACACAATGCAGCACCTGGCAGAGTATCGTACCCGATCCTGAGCTTATCAGTTGTCTTGAAGCGCCAGTCAACTACCCCACCTGGAAGCTTATGACGAACTAGCCACCGATGGTTAGCCGTGACGAATGCAGAGAAATCGTCGCGCTCGAAGCGCATCATCTCGTGTACGCCATCAAACCGATGCACGCCCTGTACAGGCTGCCACTCAGAGAGCTGCGTCTCGGGATTAATGGTAAGAACCATCTCACTCTCAGTGAGATCGTAATGGACCTTCCAACCACTACGTGTGAGAATCTCTGTTTTCTCGTCTACGCAGTATGTGCCAGGAGTGACTTCGAAAGCCAAGCCTAGAAATCCCCCACCTGCTACACCAATTGTCGGCATTAGGAGCTACCTCCCTTGTCCGGCGCGGCCTCTGTACTCGGCGAAGATTCCACGGGGCCCTTTGCTGCCTGGGCAGGTGTAGATGCACCGCTCTCGACCGAGACACCATGCATGTCGGCAACTACCTCGGCTAGCGGCCGTCCCTGCACAACATTGGGGACATAGGTGCCCTCTTCGTTGTACTTGCCGTTGTCGTATGCAGTAGAAGCTCGAAACTGGGCTTCTTGCTCGTCCGAAACGTCATACGACTCGCCGTTCTTAAACCCGCCAAGTCCGGTGATGAACACATCGGCGCCTGCAGGCAGATTCGGGAAGTCGAACTTAAGCTTGGTTCCCACTACGCCTTCCCTCCAATCATGTCACGGATTAAGCGCAGACTTGGTGCGACTACGGAATGCTAGTCGAGACGCATCAAGGAGCGCACCACCCTTGACAGCAACGCCAGGTTCTATAGCGGTACAGAGGCAGTCAATTACGTTCCCGCCAAGGTTGAAGTCAGCATGGACAAAGTTCTTAATCTTTTTCGCAATAGTCAAAGAAGCGTGTATGTTCTGCTGCATATCCCGAATCTTGCCATAGTAGACCATGACAAAGGTCTGGAACGTTATCATTACCGGACGGCCGCCTACACCGTTGTACATACTTGATTCAGGTCCAGGTATCACACAAAGTGCAGGAGTTCGCGGAAGCAGCCCGGATACATCCCCGTAGTACACGTCCTGTATCGCGATCCCATTGCTATCCGTGAATGATGCCTTATTAGTAGTCAATTGCGTCTGCAGATAGTTAGCAATGAACTCTGACGAGTCAGTCAGTGTTGCGTACGGGTTTGGCACACTTCCTCCTTCCTAGTCAGAAAACTTTTTGCACGCCAAAGAGTTGGGGACCAAGAGACGTATCGTCACGATCAGTATTACTAATCAGAGCTTCCGTCGTCGAGCTCTGGTCAGTCGGGTAAAACTCAGGTGCAGTGTCCGCCTCGTTAGGCGCAATTTCAAGTAGGAGAATAGAGCCACTGATGACACCTACGAGTAGCGTCTCAGCGTACTGCCGTAGCATTGTACCGTACGTAGTTGCAGGATCGCGGCCTGTGCCAGCACCTGCAACCATCTCGCTGTAGGCCCGGTCGTAAGTCCAACCTGCGTAGAACATCGAAATGATTTGCCGTACTAGAGCAGGTGTAGTGTTAGTGTCGATCCAGGTCTGAACCCCAAAAGTAGGATCGCTATACGTGTCAGCAAGCCTGCCAAGGACATTGGTCGAGACAGTTGATTCCAGCAGCGTGTCTAGCGAAGTTAGGCTCAGCTTTGTATTTTCCAGCCACTGCTGAGCCTCGCTCAACAGAATATGAGCCATCTCTGCCTCCTATGAATATGGCGGGCCCGAAAGCCCAGTTCTTTCGGGCCCGCCATATATCACCCGCCGGTCTTCGCTCCGCTAGCCCCACTAGCTCCCGCAGCTGGAGCTCTAGCCTGCGTAGAGGCAGGCGTGGATGTAGAGGTAGGCGCAACAGGCGGTGTAGGCTGCACAGGCTTATTCTGCACAGGCTGAGCAGCCTCTAGTTCCGCGACACGAGCCCGAAGCCGAGCAACCTCTTCAGCGTCACTAGCCGTTGAAGTGTCTTCGGGCGCTTCACCCATTGCAATCGACGCTGCAGGGTGTCCTAGAGGTACGACGTTCTCGTGCTCCAGGAGATAGTTGAACTCTTCTGAGTCCAGACCGCCGTAGTCGTCAGGATCAACGTAGGAACCACTAGGGTTCTTCGCGTTGAGATTCGTGTACGCCACGTAACGCTTCGGCATAGATCCTCCTTACCCGACAAAGCCAGCGCTAAGCGTTCCTGCGAACATGAAGCCGCAGATGCTCTGGCTAGACAGGTTGAGACCGACAAGCTTAAGGTCGTAGCGTGTACGTAGACGAACAATATCGCTTGCCCGGCGCTCTTCCCTCCAGCGGTCGACGACGCGGTCCATTCCGCCACCGAAGCCCCACGCGAACTCATATCCGAAGGCAGGAGTCTTAAGACCTGGACGCGGTGGGTTGTAGGCCAGAATCGTCTCCTGGTTCCAGAGGTACTGAAGTGTCAGAGTCTGGCCTGGGTTATTCGAGGCGAACCCGAAGCCTGGCACCACGACGTTGTTCAGACCAAGAAGGCTTTCTACCAGATCAGGAGTCAGAATCGCGCGCTCCACGTACTGGATACGGTTGATCAGGTCCTGGCTGTCCTCCAAGGCAGACATCACCTTGTAAGGGATGACTGCCTGGTTGGGCTGCAAGAACGACTTAGCGTGGATCAGTCGCATCGCAGTACGGATGTCCTTGATCGGCGTTGCTGTGGCGCTTGAATCCCACGTGGCGCCGAAGCCAGTCGTTCCAGTGGTAAGGTTGGCAGTGAGCGACGTGTCGTAGTTGCCCGCGACCGCTGCCTTCTTGTAGATCCTGTACTCCTTGCCAAGTGCCACTCGAGACGTAATCATCTCGGTACCGTCGACGTCGGGGTTCAGAGGCACATCAGCGTTCTCGCGCTCTTCGTCCGTGATCGCAAGCTGAAGCGCGTGCTCCTGTGCGTAGTACGTGTCCACTGACATCGCCATGCCAGTGATCTCGTTCGCCTCATCACCAGGTGCACGAGTGTCATCCAGCGCAGGGTACCAGCCTTCACGGCCGTTGTAGATGTAGTACTTGTTGGACTGCTTCGCAACAGGCACCACCGGGAAGAGGACTTCCCCTACAAGGCCTTCATTTGGCCAAGCAACACTGATGTTCGTCAACACCACATCAATGTGGACGTTGCCGGACCCAGAGGGGTTATACACGGCCAATCTAGTTCACCTTCCTTCTTCCCTAGTGCTCCGTGATAGTGATATCGTACGACTTCGTA